TGACGGGTATATTCGTTATCGTCGCGCACCCAGATTCTTCTTTTTTGAGTGGGTTGACGACGTTCACCGTCGCTTTAAACCTGCTCATGATCCCGATCGGTTATTCGGCGATCTTCTCGTCTCTGTCGTATGCGTTGATTATCCCTCCCGCAGCAACGCTTGGTCTAGAAGCTACCTTCTATATTTTCTTCCCGTCCCTGCTGCGCAAAAAACTTAGAGCGCTTGCAGCGATACTGTCATTCGCTGTTTTTTGCTTCGCATATTTGAACGTTATCCCGACTGACACATACGGCTATCGACTGTTGCCAGGAACGTTATTCATATTCTTGCTTGGGAGCTTTGTTCGACGCACGACACGAGTCGAGAAATCGGTCGCAGTGGTAATTTACATCGCGTGCACGGCTTTGATGCTCTATGCGTTCTCGGCGCCAGCGCTGGGCGTTCCGTTTAATAGGGAAGTTCTTGTGGGCGTTGTGCTTGGAACGCCAATCTTGATTGCACTCTCTCGGCTCGCCGATTCACCTACCGACCACCTCGCAGGCAATCTCAGCTATGGCGTCTTCCTGAATCACTTCCTTTTGATATGGTTATTTCAGAGCGCAGGCTTTAGCATTCCCGGCCTTACGACGGCTCAGACCACTATTTTTATTGCCATATCAATTGGCGCGGCCGCCGCATCATTCTTCCTCGTAGAGCGCCCCGTTATCTCGATGCGGCATAGACTTCGGGGGCGCATCCGCAAATCATCTATGCCGGTGACGGCAAGCATGACCGAATCGCAATAGGCTGATTCTCGTAGTAGGTCGACCATCGAGAATCACTGCTATCAACGATGCCTTGATTTGGATAATCGGCCTCATCTTGCGGCCCTGCGAAATATCCAGAGATCGTTTCTTGAGCCGAATCGGAAAATTGAACGTTTAGCGCGGCCATAACCTAACCCCATTAGATGGAATATCCGGTCAAAATTAGCGTGAACGTTACCGTTCCCGAGTTTCCGTTGAAGTTGTAGTACATCTGCTGCGGAGTGATCAAGGGAATTTGGCTGAACCACGAGTTAAAGGATTGAGCACCGGATGTCGAAATTGCATTGTCTGCCCGGCCGAAACCTGACGCATTTCCTGCTACCTGCATACCCGCATTTGTGGCGACGGTCGTGGCAACCACCGTTTCGCCACGCACGTACTTGGCATTTTTAGGTACCAAAGACGAAATCGACAGGGAAGTCAACACCGATGTCTGCGTAGTCGTATTCAGCACGGTCGCAGGCGCAAAGAAATAATCGCGGTCCTGTTGATAGGCGGCCCCAAAGCGGCTGCTCGCATCCGTCTGCCACACGCTCACCAGCGCGCTCGCCGTGTAGCCGGAGGGCATATTCGCGCCGCCATATACGCTCGGCGCAACGGTGCTAGTCGCGTTGGTCGCGAGCAGTGCGCTTGCGCCCGTCGACGGGTTGTAGATCGCGTACAGTGCGACGTAGCCAGATGCCGGCGCACTGCCGGTATCCATACCGCCCGCGCCGGTCGTCGCGAGGTTGATCGTCTTGCTGAACGAGCCGAGCACATACTTCTGACCGCCGAGCGCCGCGCCGACGACGATCTCATCGGCGGTCAGCGTCGCGGTCGCGCTCGCGGCCGTCACATTCATCGCGAGGTTGCGCGACTGGCCGACCGCGCCGCTCATGAACGCAGCGACCCACCCCGTGCCGCCCGAGTCCGGGTTCGTCGCGTTGTTGTCGGTCTGGTTGAGCCACAGGCCCGTTTGATCGGAGCGCAGCAGCAGCGCGCCGCGCGGATAGCCGCCGACGTTCGTGTCGTTCGCGAAGGTCGAGTTGTAGCCGTAGTGGCCGCCAGCGTGCTGCCAGCGGATCGACTGCGTGATCAGGTTCAGGATGCCGTTGAAGTCGCCACCCGACGGCGGGACGCCACCGGCAGCAATCGGCGTGAACGTGAGAGGTGGAAAGCCATCGTTGAGCGATGCCGCGCCGGGCGTGACGCTGATCTGCGACGCCTCAGGGATCGTGTTCTTCGTGCCATTGGCCGCGAAGGCGAGCGGGACGAGAGTGGGTGATTGGCTAGATTGCATTTATAACTCCAGTGAAAAATGTTCCCTGCCCGAACGGCGCGACACTCGTCTTCCCCGCCTCCGAGAACCCGAAGATGTTAGGCACCGGCACCTGCATGATCGTCGCGAGCACGCCCGTCGGTCGCGGCATTGCTCCGGACTGCGTGAGAATCGCGACCTCGAACGGCTGCAGGTAGAACTCGAACGTGTAGCGCATCTGCATGTTGCCGAGGTCGTTCACGTAGCACCGGCCTCGGCCCTTGAAGAGGTTCTGCAGCAGCTGGTTGTAGCTCGGGATCGATCCGTCCGAGATGTTCGCCATCGCCTTCACGAGGATCAGCGTGCGGAACGCATCGTCCGCCAGGTAGTAATTCTCGGTGACAGTACTGCCCGAATAGAAGACCCCCGAGCCGAATGGCGTCGCGCTCGCGTTGCCCGCCTCTTTGAATCCGAGATTGATTTCAGCCGACGGGATCTTCAGCAGACGGCCATGCTCCAGACCAACGATCTTCCCCCAGATGTCGAGGCCGCGACCGACCGCGCTGTCGATGTTCCACACCATGTCGTAGAACGCGTCGATGTCGGCCGACGGATCGATGTACTGGTCGTAGTTCTCGATCAGCTGCAACAGCGTCGGGCTGTTGGCATATTGCGCAATCACAGTGCGCATCACGTTTTTCATACGAGGCTCACCGAGATGTTCGCTGCCGTGAGCGTCGGCGTCTTGTCGATCCCCATCACGACGCTGTTCTGGTTCGCCGTGGTCGTGCCGAGCTGGATCGACAGCAGCTCAACCGACGGATCGATCGCGATCACGCCCGGGTAGTAACGGCCCGCGAAGATGGTCGAGTTGCTGCGCGCACGCGAGCCGCCGTCGGCACCCGTGAACGCCTTGATGATCGCGTTCTGCACGAGCTGCACGACGTTTGCCGGAAGATTCGGATTGTTCACGAGCTGCACGGAGAACAGGATCGGCACGGCCGTCAGCACCTGAAACTTCACGGTGTAGCTCGGATACGGCTGCGAGCCGACGCTCGTGTCCTGCACCGTGACTGTCGTGTTCCCGTTGTAATTGCAGCCCGGCGACTTCTTCGTCCAGATGGCGTTGCCGATGTCCTGCGCCGCGCCACCGTACACCCCGACGTACAGCGAGTTCGGAGCGAGCGTATAGGTGCCGTTCACCACCGAAGTGCCGAGCGGGTTGTCGAGCACGCACGCGTCGAGCACGCCCGCGACGTTCAACACCTTCGCGCGCACGGCTGGCACCGAGCCGGCGGCGTTCAGCGCGACCGACTGCCGGCGCCGGTATTCGAAGTCCGCGCGCGACTCGACGTCGCTGCCGACGACGCCGGATACGACGCTGACGGTGTCCCATCCGGGGATCGCCTGGTAGATGGACACCTGCCCTGCTGCCGGGACCGGCGTCGGCCCGGTCACCTTGCAGGCAAACCCGAGCGTGATCGTGCCGCTCGCCGGGATTGTGCCGGCCTGCGTGCAGAGGTAGACGTTGTTGCTCGAATCCTTGATCAGCGCGCCGAGCGGAATCACTGTGCTCGCGGCACCGACGCATGCGACCTGCAGCGCTGTCGGCTCGGCCGGATTGCGCTCGATGAAGTAGATGCGCCCGATCGCATCCTGCCACCGGCCGTCGGCCAGATCAGGGTCGACGCCATTCGACACCTCGAGCATGTCGTCGTTCTTCGCGCCGACGATCGCCGTGAGGCTCGATGCGAGCTGCCCCTGCGGCGTTGTCACGTTCGGCGTGCCGTCTTCGTTCGTGATGTTCAGGTTGCCGCCGAACGCCGCGTTCGTGTCGGCGAGGACGCCGGTGAGGATGGCGGATTCCGCCGGCACCACGGGCCCGGTCGGCGCCCAGTTGATCGGCGGTACGCTGGAGGTTGGAGGTGTCGACATGCAGAGCCTCAGAAATTGACGGGAAGCACGCCGTCAGCCGTGGCGACCTGCACCTGGCCGGTGACGACGCGATCTTTCATGGACGTGATGAAGCACTGCGCGGACTGCACGCCGAACACGCGGCGCGCCTCCGTCACGATGTCCTTCTTGATGAGCGGCAGCGGCGGCCGCTTGCCGAGAATGTCTTGCCAGTACGGGACGCCGACCGACGTGTCGTACCAACACTCACCGCGGAACGTGCGCACGGCGCTCGCGACGTCCTGAGCGATCGCATACGGCTCGGCCGCGACCGCGATGTTCCCGTAGGCGTCGAGGCAGAGGTCCCACGTGGTTTGATCGAGGAGAAGCGTTGAGGGCATCAGATCGGTACTCCCGTGTTTCCGCCGCCAGTCTGCACGCCGCCGTGCTTGTGCGTGTGCACGCTCGTGCCTTGCGCGGTAACGTCGTTGACGACGGTGAGCGGTCCCTGCATCGACGCGTTGCCGCCGAGCGGCCCTTCGCCCTGAGTCATCTGGCCGTCGATTTCCACTGCCGGCGCGGAGTTCGTGATCTGGCTGCCGGCCGTCAGGCCGATGGTGTTGTCGGCCTGCAGCACGATCGTGGGCGCGGCCATGCGGATCTGCGTCGGCGACACGATTTCGATACCTGACGCCGAGAAGCGGACGTACTGGCTCGGCGCGCCGTTCAGGAATCCGCCGAGATACAGGCCGTCGGCCATGTCAAAGATGCGCTTCGAGCCGGGGTTCGCGGGGCCGCGGTTCGCCTTTATCGACGAGATGTCGCGGTCTTCGACGATCGCGACACCAATGTCGCCGATCTGCGGATCGATGATCACTGCGTTCGCGCCGCCCTGCAGGCGGAAGTACGGCAGGTTGTGGATCACGCCGTGCGGCATCGCGTTGTCGGATCCGTCGAGCTGGTTCACGAGCGGCAGCACGTCGACGAAGCCGACCGGCGAGACGCTGCCGGCGTTCGTGACGGCCTTCACCTCCACCAGGCGCGCGCTGGAGATCGTGCGAAGGATCTGCCAGACGAGGAACGATTGCGCGTTGTACTCTGACGCTGAATCACGCTGCGAAAGCGCACCCTGATAGCTGTTCGTTTGAAGATCAGACATATGGCGGCTTTCCTTCGATGCGAGTGGACCATTGGCCGTCCGGGGTTTCGCTCTCTAGGTAGTGCGTCACCCCGGTCACGAACCATTTCCCGCATGCAATTTTTCGAGAGCTGGATACCTGAATCGAGCCGCCGGGGACGATGTCAGGATTGAAGGCTGTTGCGACTATGATTCCGTTGCTC